AGGACCGCACGCCTGAAAGGCTTACGATAATCGTGATGCCGCCACATGTAGTTGACGATCGACTCGATAAACGCAGCCTGCCCCTGCTCCGCGGGATTATTGGCACGAACCACGATCTTCGGATGGTTCACCGACACTGACGGCGCGATCACATTAATCGTCGAAAACGCCAGATTCACAGAGATCAGATCACGACGCGCCAACGTCGTCATCGGCCAATGCTTACCTCTGTAAAGGTCAACCATCCGCCGCCACGTCTGATCGTACCCTTCGTCCTCGCGCCAACGGCGCGCATAATCCAGGTACTCCTGGTAGCGGCTATGCAACTCAGCTCGAGACAAACGCGGCATCAGAACATCGCCTTCTCGGGAAGTCTCTCAACATTACGGCCCTGAGACTTCGCCTCAGCGAACCGTTTCTCGTCGACCTCACGTTTCGACAGATGCTGCTCGTCGGGAGCCAAAGCCCGCGACCGCCAACCGCTCTTAGTGTCGACCTTCACGGTCAACAACTTCAGCCGCCACTCCCACAAGTCTTCCAACTCGTCGTCGTGGACATCGTCACGGATGCCGCGAACGTACTCGCAGAACTCGCTGAAACACGCGTCAGGGGCGAGAACCGCCACGAGGGACGCCTCAGCGGGCGTTATGGCCGCGCAGATCAGGCTGCGGCTTCGCGGGCTCCACTTTGCCCGCCACACCGTGCTGGTTGAACGGCGTGTCACGCACACTGTTCTCCCCGTAACCGCCAGTCTGATTGGCGTACTTCGGGTCGCCAAACCGCTGCTTCGGCGAACTGGGACCACCAGGTTCCCATATCGGGTTCGCCGACACGGAAGACCCGCGCTCCATCTTGTTGTTCTTCCCTTTCGCCCCGTCAACGGTCTCAGTACCGCTGGTGAACGCAACGAAGTTTCTAGCCATACGGCCACTCCTCTATCTAGGCATGCCTATAAACCAGGGTACCCTGTCCCACGCACCGAATGAACACCGATCTGCAACTCCGACCCGTCAGACGGCTCCCGCTCCGCTAACCGTCGAAACCAGTCAACCGTCCAATAATCGTCGACCTTCTGCACGAACTCAGGAGCATACGCGTACTTACGCATCTCGTTCGCCAAAGCCAACGCGATAACCCTATCATCAAACGGAGACCCAGCCATCGAACCCCTTTCGTTACGCACAAACGTCCGCAGCTCCGCCAACGTGCTCTCATCAAACAACGTCAACTCGCCAGCCCGCAACGCCGACGACAAATCGTCGATCAGCAACGGCTTCGACGTGCGTGTGGTACGCCACCCGAACTCCTGAGTGATCCTGTTCGTCGTCTTATTCAACGTGCGTTTACGAAACAGGTTCGGATACCCCAACTGGCGCAACACCGTCAACGTCGTCAAACCATGATTGTTCGACTCGACGCAACACAACGCGTCCCGATACCAAAACCCGATCGAAAGGATCTCCTCAGCGAACTCGTCAGGAGGAATATGCCCATGCCACACAGCGGCCTGCTCACCCGTCGTCAAATCCAACACCTGCACGCACGAATAGTCGCCGTGCCCCAAACCCTCAGCGGTATCCACCCCCAGCACATACCCGTGCTGAGCGTGCGGACGGCACCACACCTCCAAACTCATACCCTGAACTCCACGGCCCTAGCCGACACCCGATGCAACCACCCCTGCTCACCGCGACGAACCATACGACCCATCTCAGCGAGCAGATCCAAATCGAACACAGGGTTCCCCGACTTCACGAACGCCTCCTCAGGCGTGGTGGGATACTCCTGGGCGAGCTGCCAAGGCAACATCGACTGCTTCTTGTCCGCGTACCACAACTCGCCGCGATCCTCGACCGCCGACCAGGGAAAAAACATCGACGCGAACTTGTTGTTACCAGTTGTCGAACCCACCCACAAACTATGAAAAAAGTTACCAGAACCATTAGCGGTACTAAGACCGATAATGCGACCACCAATATCGGCGACAGGCTCAATGGATGCCCACGCCTCCTCAGGGTTCGGAAGGAACGCCCACTCATCAACAACAATCAGAGTGGCGGACTCGCCCCTCGCTGGGTCGGACGCAGACGGCATAGACGTAATCTGAGAACCATTTTGAAAGACCATCCTCTGCTGATGCTCCACCAGAGACTTCGGACCCCGCTCCACCATCCACATCGGAAGATGCGACGCCCCGTACTTCGTTTTCCTCAGCAGAAGGATCGCCTCCCGCTCCGTCCTCGACAGATCGATAATGTTCTGATCCGAATGAAAAAACGCGAGCCAAAACTGATGCGCCGCCACAAGAGTCGACCACCCAATCTGTCGCGCCTTCAAAGTCAGGCTGTAACGGTTCACAGCCCAATGGGACAAAGCCGTCGACTGCGCGTCTCGCAGCCGAAACAAAATACGACCATCCGCAGGATGCGCGATGTGCCAATAATGCTCTAGAAAATACTTCTCGTCCCGAACGCACCGCCGCCACTCCGCTTCCTGCCGCAGCTCACCTAGACGGCTCATCGCCGTCGCGCCAAATCCTCAACGCAGGCACACACGGATCACCGCCCTCCTCCCACTCGGCCCACTCGTCCTTCGTGGACGGCAACCCGTCATGGGTGTTACACAACACGTCAGTGCAGAACCCCTGCTCCATCCCATAATTCAACCATTCGTAAATATCCACAAAGCCTCCCGACGTTCACTCATCACACCTCGATGAAAATACACTCACCAGGGCACTCCTCAGCCGACTCTATAACAGCCTCAGCCAACTCATCCGACACTGCGGCCATCCCCTCAGCCATCTGATAGACAGGCTCACCCTTACCGCCATCAGGACCAGCAAGCGACTTCCAATGCTCCTCCTTAACGTAAGCCAACCCGTCCGCGTGCATCTCAAATATCGGTGGACAAATCTCCGCACAGATCCCATCACCCGTACAAAGATCCTGATCGATCCAGACCCTCACCTAATCGCACGCTTCGCAAACCTCAGGATCCTCCAACCCGCACTCTAGCGGCTCATCGTCATGGAACGGGCTACCCCACGGGCCCAACACAGGTCGCTCACCGAACGCCTCCTCACGCCACTCCAAGTCATCATCAAACAACGGACCCAACATCACCCTCTCCGTCACCTTCGGCCACACCACCAAAAACCTCCTTAGGACGAAACTCAGCCACCAAAGCCTCCAACTCGTCGGCCAACTCGGCGTCTGACAAACCCAAAGCATCCCGCTCATCGTCAACGACCAGACGACGCTTCGGAGTGAACTTCTCCACATACTGCAAATACAACGAAGCGGCCTTCACGTCACCCTGAGACGCCTGAGCGAAAAGAGAATCGATAACCCGCTGAGTCCGCTCAGGATGAACATTCAGTTCGGCCGCCCGCCGGTCCCATTCCCGAACGAACCTCGGATCCCGTTTCCACCGTCGAAGCGAATCCTCGTGAACGTCGTTTTCTGCCGCCCACTCTTTCTGAGTAGCAGGAGAACGATCCAAACCCAGCAGCAGCCAGTCGAGAAACGTCGCCCACCTGTCAGGCATCGCCTTCTCACCCGACTTCGGGTCGGTCTTCCATCCTTTTCCGCCACCGTTCTGCGCCATACGACACCTCCACCCTTGAAGGCGCCGTGTCCCAAGCAAATAAAGTGGGACACTACGTCTATACGGTAACGGTGTGGGCGATTCCCCTCAGGAATCGCCCACACACGGTAACAGTAACCCGTCATATCAGACAGCCCTGCCCAGGTACGACCAGAATACCCGTGTCCGCCCACCCCGAACCCTAAATGTACTCACGCACCGCCCCTCGTCTAATAATATTAGAGGGAGTGTGAGGGGGGTGGGCCCGTAGGGCCCCCGATCTGCCGAATCTGCACCTATTTCTATTCCGCCCGTGATCGCCCAGGAGCTGGTCGACGTCGACCTGGGCATCGAGGCCCGCCCCGAGCTTCTCGGGCCTGGGCCAGCCGAGCTCCTCGAGGCCCTCCAGCCGCCTATACGGCCCATCTGCCGCCCCGCATAGATGGGTGGGTGAGGATGCGGGCCCGAGCTCCAGGTGGTGGGAGCCTGGGCCCGTGCTCGAGCTCCTGGTGGCGGACTCGAGCGGGCGGTGGGTACCCAGTGCCTGGAGCTGTTCGTCTCCCCTGTGCGGCCGTCGACCTCGACCTGGACCTGGACCTCGAGCTCGAGCAGCTGGTGCCCTGGGAGCTGGCACGCTCGAGGAGCTTTAGCCGTTCGAGGTTTGTGCCTAAACCTGGAATAAGCACGGCGGATCTATTCCCTAAACCTGGAATAGGTTCAGCTCCTCGAGGCCCCGAGCTTGCTGGTCGACCTCGAGCCGTGCCGTGAATTTTCGGTGGGCCCCAGGTCCAGGTTTTCCCATTTTCGAGTGAATGGTGGCAGCTGTGGGCCCTCGATTAGGTCGAAAACGAGAAAGACGGGCCCAGCTGCCCCGAGCTGGACCCGTCGACCTCGAGGTGGTCTAAGTCTTAAAGATGATGTCGGGAGCCTGGTCCTCGAGGTAGCAGCGTTGGCACTGGGTGCATGCCCCGACCGTGAGGCCCGTCCTCTCTCTCTCTCCCAGATCGGAAGAGC